CCGATTACCTTGACAAATCCTACTGTGATGTGTGAAACGAAGGCTCCTTCTACCGAATATGTGGCTCCTTTGCTCACGGGGATTGCGACCCCTAAACCTTTGGGTGCAGGTGCTTGTGCAGACACATGAAAAATATTGCCAAGTTGCGCTCTGACTTCGCTATTCGTATTGTCCTCAGCACTAGCATTGACGAATAAATATCCATCGTCAGGAGCTATCCCCGCATTGAGTATTCCCCAAGAACCGACAGTTTCGTCTTTGCTGAGAAATATCGTTTTTGTTGTGCTAGGCATAGCAGAATGCCCCGCCTCCTCTGGGGTCGTTCGGCTATCGAGTAGCTTTTGAATAAGTTGTTTTAGCATTTTGACTCCTCGCCCGGACAAGGAGCCCGAGCTATTACTTAATTTTGTAAACCGTTACCTGGATTATCTTTGCGTTTTTAATATCGCCTGCAGATATCGTTACTCCCTTCTTTACCGGAAAAGAAAACACATAAGACAGCCCTTCTGTTTCGACTGTCGTATGTACGTTGTGGCTATTAAATAGGATTGGGAACCAAGCAAAGGTGGGAGAACCTGACCAAACTGCCTGCCACGAAATTACTGCATACCCATCAAATGGAACAACGTAAGGTAGAGAGGTTGCTGTTACAGATTCAGAAAAATCAGTTAGACCAACAGTGGAAAGATTTTCTCCATAGATTATTTTACCCCCCCGCCGCTAAGACTTACAGCTCTGCGGGGCACAAACAAACTACACAACAAACTTGCCAATTCTTTAAGCATGAAAGAAACCTCTCTGTTTGATGGAACTACGATCGCTGACTGCCTGCTCTAATTCATAAGCCAAAGCTGTGGGAAATTCCGGGTAATCGACAAATGGGAATCCTTGTTTCTCTGGAAGATCCTTGAGTTCTTGCCGGTAATCTAACAATGCTTTTCTGTCCTCCTCTGTCAATTGAGATCGCTTAGTTCTTGCGGCAGATTGAACTGTTATATCCGGGAGCTGAACGTATCGATCAGTGTCTGAGATTCGAGCATTGCGCTCCCCTCTGACCTCCTGCTCATACTGCTGTTTCACGAAGTCATCATCCAGTTCCGGAAGCTCAGTTGAAAGATAATAGTCCCCATCGGCACTCTGGAAATATCCCTTAGGACTGGGTTCTAATTTCCAATATTTGATAATGGTCCCGTCTTCTCGTTTAAATTTTTCTGACAAGGTGTAATGGCTTTGAGCAAAAGCTTCATCCTTAGCATCGATGAATGCATGTTGTCCGGGAGAATTGGACGAAACTGCAATCCTCCCATCAGAGTCTTTTAGTGAATATTTAGACAAAGGTCGATTCATTGCCCTTGAAAGCATCTCTTGCTTGACTTCTTCAAGTGTCTTCATACTTTTTCCTTAATTAAGGATTCTCTGTTCCAGTGTCTTGTCCTGTCTGGGCATTCTTTATGTCATCGATTTCTTGCTGAGTGCCACCGTTCTCGAGGATCAATTCTTCAAGAATCGGGCATAAGTAATCATCAGTCCTATCGTTAAAACTATCGTCAGCCCAACTGTCGACTCCTGCACTGAAACCGATATTGCTTCTCGCCGTATTTTGTTGAGTAGCTGACAAGGTTTGAGGAGCTTCGTAAGAAACAGAAGGCGTTAAGTCTGTGTAGTCTGCCGATAAAAGCGCGGTACCTGCTGTGGCGTTTACGGAAGTTATCCGAAACATTCGGCCATCTGTGCCAACTACCGTGTCTCCAGCTTTTATATTTCCTTGAGGTTTTAAATCAGCAATCTGGATAGTTCCGGAAGCCGTTAAAACCTGATCAATTACTCGAACTGCATAGGCATTGGAAGCCGCCTCAACAGCTTTGGACTCTGCCGTTTGTGCCGCTGTCTGAGCTGTTTGAGCTGCCACCTGTGCAGTTTCTGCATTTCCTTGAGCTGTCTCTGCTGCTTGTTGGGCCGTCTGTGCTGTTTGGACTGCTTGGGCCGCGTTGTTTTGCGCTGTTTGGGCACTGGCAGCAGAACTTTGAGCCGCAGTTTGTGCGGCCGCAGCTGACGCTTGGGCTGTATTAGAAGTATTTACTGCAATCGTGGATGCATCAATCGCGGATTTCGACTGTGCGATTGATGTTTGTATGTCTGCGTCCCAATCATCGACCGTTTGTTTCAGGGTCTCAACTTTTTCGTTTGCAGCATTGGCCTGAGCTAAGGCGTTGGAAGAAGTTGAATTGGCGGTTTGAGCTGTTTGACGGGATTCCTTTGCGATCGAAAGGGCCTCCGAAGAGTTGTCGGAAGCTTGATCGGCATAAGCTCCAATATCGTTGATTGCATCTTCTGTCTGCTTCAGAACATCTGGACCGCTAATCACGCCCGTTCCTGTGGGCGTGTAATGGAATTGAAATTTAGTTTTTGCCATATTCAATTACTCCGGCAATCGCAGAAAATAGGCCAGGGTGTAAAAAGGCGGCTCATTGGTTACACCTGAGATGCTTACATTTGCAGATAGTGGATGCGTGTGAGTTTGTCCGCTTCCCGTATTCCCTACCGATACAGTGTGAGCATGGTTCCCGTTCGTTGAGGTAGTTCCACTCCAAGCATTTGCGGCATTAAACCCAACTCTGCGAAGAACATCATCTTTGAAAGAACCTCCTGCGTCCTTCCAGTTGCCATAACTTTCTACGTAAAAGGCTCCTCCGCCATCAAGACCGCCTTGGCAATCCCATCCGCCGAAGGTGCCAGTTATGTTCATACTTCCTCTTGAGTGAGTATGATCACCTGCACCTCCGGTACTTGCTCCATGAGAATGTGCAGGTAACTGTGCGACAGTAAGTGCCGTTCCTCCGATGGTTCCATTCACAGACAGACTTGGAATTTCAATCGTTGCCGCCCCTCCTGTAGTACCGGCATTCTTAGGCAGGGATCCCTTAACAAACTTTCCTACTAAGTTTGGTACCGTTCCTCCACTGCCGTCCGAGCCTCCGTCACATAAAACCCAGCCAACATCAGCTTGTGTAGATCCCCAAAAGATAGGATTCCTGTTAGCTGACCCTCCAAGAGTTACGTTGTAAAAAGGAACAACGGCGCCGGCCGGCACAGTGATGTCAATATTTTTCCAAACTGCTCTGTTCGTTCCGGGAGCTACTGCCGTTGAATGAGGGCCGTTTGGCTGCAGACATCGGTACTTTGTTCCGTTCTGCATGACCTCATTGCCAACCTCGTAATCCAGTAGGGCAGAGTAGTTCATGATTCCACCTTGCTGGAACCACACTGCAAATTGAGATAAAAGGAACAAGACACCGTTGAAGTCTGCTTTGTGCGGCGGAATACCGCCCTGTTCAATCGGAACAGCATTGACCTGACCCCAGCCCTCCTGTACAGACAATCGCCCGGTTCCCGCTTCGGTTGGAGTTAAGGGAGGAATCGTGTATTCCCCGTTAGCTGCCACAACTCCGGGAATTTGAAATTTAGGATAGTTGCTCATATATCAATAACCTTTGAAGGATTGAATACGCCCTGATTGAAGGGAAGAAGTTTTGATCCGTAGAAACCAAAGACCAATGTGTTTGGCACAACGGCTTCGACATTTGCCAGAACGCCCGCAGGCCTATTCAACAGTCCGTAGTTTTTGAGAATCGCGATTTGAACTGAATTCGGCTCCCCCACAATTCGGATGTTGATGGTCATGTCCTGATAATCGTTTACGAATGCTGGAAGTCCAATAAGACGGGTCAGCAAAGAATTGATGGTTTCAGCCGTTGAGTTCGAAACATTCACAACAGCCCGATAAAAAATCAAGAATCTGAAAAACTCATCATCCAGTCGTGTGTCCTGCCCATCAATTACAAGGTTTCGATTCACGCCTACACGTTTGCCCCACCAATCCAGCCAAACCCCAGAAGCTGTCCCAGGGTTCAAGATGAAATTAAAAAACGCGTCCAGTTGAGGGGACGCGTCTAATTCGGCATTGAAAAGTAACCCTAATTGTCGGTATCGCTCGGAGTGCGAATACTGCGACTGGAGCGCAATAGAAATCAACGATCGGACATTTGAGAGTTTTCTGAAATCCTCGACACTCAGAATGTTCCGCCAAGTTGCAGAATCAGCCATCGTTAGCCTCCTGTCTGGAATACCAGAGAGACATCGGACTCCTGAATCGTAGGCTCCACATTCGCAGGAATTTGGACACTGGATCCGAAAGCACCTGTCCCTAAAGCTACTTGGATGGATGCAACCGGAACCGCTGTCGCTGACTGAATTGCGGCATAGAACCGAGAAGCGTAGACAGTCGACGCCAATGAAACGCGATCATTTGAACCTTGTCCAAGAACGTCATTGATTACAGCCTGAATGACGTTGTTTTTCTCAGTCGGATTCATTGAAGTAGCAAAGAATTCGATCTTAACCTTCAAGGCTTGATTCTGAGGTCTGACAATGTTGTACACGTAGGTAGCGTTGTAGAACCTGGAGTCCGTGTAGGAAACCTGATAGGTTCCGGTAGTCCCACAGCCTGCATCTTTACGCTGGTAGATCGTTTGAGCGATCTGCTCATCCTCTCCGCCAACGATAGCGACGAGAATGGAATGCGGATTGATGCTCACGCCGAACTGCGTGATGGCAGCATTCGTGGGATTCTCTAAAACTCTAACATCGAGAACGCCTTCGAGCGCAGCTAGGTTTGCCTCAATCGCTTCGACATACCCGGTGGCGTTGACAGCATAACTTTCTACCATTCGATTTCTAAGTTCTGCGTCCGTCTCTTCATCTCGACCGACTACGCCGGCGGCAGGATTGGTGATAGTGTCCCATCCAGCAATCGTTGTGACGATTCTGTTCACTGCTCCCGCTGCTACTTCAAGCGGGCCGTGCTCAATCGCAGTAAAGGCGGATGTGACACTTCCGGTATCTCCGATTCGCGCACCTGCTGCGGCCGAATGTCTGTACTGATTTCCGAGGGAATCTTGTGCGATCGCGCCATAGGGGATCACTGTTCCCTTTAAGCCTGTGAGCACGCAGTTGACCACTGTAGGCTCGGAGATCTTGCGGTCTAAACCGTAAAGAGCTGCCAGTGCATCCAAAAACTTTCCTGTTGCGAGATCCGGATTAACCATGTTCGACAGGAAAAGAATCTCAGAGTTTTTGGCCTCGATTTCGGCCACAATCAGATCAAGGACCTGTCCCATTGGCGAACTGGGCTCGATGTTCAAAAGCGGATCCGTTGGCGATGTTTGAAACGCCTGCTGGATCCGGGAGCCGAGCTCAGAACGAATCTCTTGCGTGCTCGGCAGTTCAACGCCGACCAGCGGATTAAAAATGATTTGAGCCATAATTTTTTAGAACACAAAAGAAACTGTTTCGTCCTGCTCTGTCGTGATCGTGATTTCTCCGTGCAGAGTTCTGGTTTCCTCATCGAACTCAGTAATGTCAACAGAATCAACGGACTTCACACCATCAACCCTATTTCCAGCCTCATGAATCAATTGAGCAAGGACGGAGGAATCCAGCTTTTTCGCGAGCTGGGCTTCCTTCCATGCAATGCCGTTGGCCTGCTGGAAATAGGCGTCGTTGGTCCACAAACGAATCTCGTTGGCCAAGTTCTGAGCTATAGCCAAAGCTCCGGACGTAAGAAGGATATTTCCTTCCTTTGTCAGCTGAAGATCCCATGACTGAGGATTCAGAAGAGCTGTTTTTGCTGTATGCGGCATGGTCTAACTTCCTCGTTTACTGCGGGGCGCCGGTACTTGAATTCCCGCTTTCCACGCCAGAATGAACGTGCTCAGTCAAGCTGATACCCTTCGCTTTAACATCGCCACTGAATGTTGCGTCAGCACCGCCAGAACCACCGCCGGAAATCGGTCCGTTCAAATTGATCTGAGCAGAGTTGACTGTGAAACTGGTGCTCGCATTGACCTCACACTCCGGAGCCTCCATCGTGATCTTTGTCGGAGCTTTAATCTGGATAGTCCCTTCATCTTCCAAGTGAATAACGACTTCCGGAGCCTTGCCCCAGAATCCACCAATGTAGAAAGAATCAGAAGGATCAAACTCTCTGAATGTCGCCGGAACCTTGGACGTGTTGTCTCCGTTCACATTTGAAATATCGTGTTTGGCAACAACAGCTAAGCCAACATCGCCAACTTTTGGATCACAGACGATAGCGGCCGTACCATGCTGCAGTCGAAAGTACGGCAATTTAGGAATCGTCGTCACTTCAATCCCTTGAGCCTGTACATTCATAGGCTTTAGCAAGGGCTTGGCCGTAACGTAACCGGCGCCGGCTTCTGTGCCTTTTCTCTCGACTGCCGTTACCGTGACCGGAAATGCCGTATAGACCGTCTTAGAAAGGATCGACTTTACAAAAAACTCTAGGGCATTTATGGGATTAGAGCCTGCAAAATCATCATAGTTTGCACTGAACTCTTGATTACTCATCGGTCTCACCACCTAGGATAGATTGCTGTAATGCTCGTTTTCCACGCCTGAGCACCGGGATCGTTTGCACTGAGCTCATGTCGAAGCCCCGTGATCTTCCAAGTTCCGGATGCTCTTGGGACTATCGTCTCTAATTTGAAATTTGCTCCGATCCGCAGATCCGGCCTAAAAAACGTCGTAACGTTGATACCGTTGTTGGAGAATGTCGGATACCCGATCATCCCATTCATCGCGTTAATCAAGGGAATAGATCCCTGAGTCTTCCGGATTCCGTGTTTTTCAACGAGCACCACCTTGTCATCGTCAAAAATCAGGTTGGCCCCCACTGCTCCGGCAATTCGTCTCATTTTCGTAACCGGATCGCCTTCAATGATGCAGTCCTTGATTGAAGCAGTGATGTCGTTATTCTCAAGGGTGTATCCGATCTCCTTTGAGATCTGGTCAATTAAGCCTGCAACCGTTTGGTTCCCGTTAACAGAAATTGGCGGCTGAGGTATCAGCGCAGGGAAAAGCCCGCAATTAGCTTCGATCTTAAAAGTCGGAGAAGGAGCGGCATTGAAATCCGCCCAGGCGTTAATTATTTCGCCCTTGAAGATAACCGACAGAGTTTTTCCCTTCTCTCCGGCAGAAACATTGATTTTGTTTCTCTTCAACGAAAATGACTTAAAACCTAAATGTGTCAACCGCTCCATCGTGGTTAAAGACAATCCTTTAAGTTCTATCTGAGCCTTAGGAAATGCAGGGCATCCGGACTTGTCGACCGTACACTTAACGGCAAATTCCTGAAACGTAACCGCCTCTTGACCGTCCAGCGTGATAGTTACAGCTACCTCTTTTTGCGTGTACGTTGTGTTTTTATCAATTTCCGGCAGTAGTGACGGCATTTCCTGCCTCCTCGTAAATCAATATCCATCGAGAATTGAGCCCCTCGTATTGAGGGTCCGAGTTCCCTAAGGTATCGACAAAAAACAAACGCCCCGAAAATAGAGGCGTCGGATAACAATTGATGTCGGTGCCTACACAGCATCGGCGCCCAGCGAATATCTGGACACCCTCAACCATCAGGTCACAAAAGAGGTATTCGGCAACTTGTCGTAACCGGATAACGCAGTTTTGACCGCCAAGAACACATGAGAACTCTTGGAACGGAAGAGCACTTATAACGATTTGGTTCATTTGCTAAATAAGTTGGTAATACTCTTTAAGACCCCTGGTTTCACTTGGGCTTGCCCGGTATTCACCTTATTGGCCGAAGTTGCACGCTTGGGCGAGTACGAGGTTTTTTGCTGGCTTAGGTTTACAGAGACAATTTCAACGAACGAGGCGTGGACATTGAGCATTGAGGCGCCCGTCGTTTGAGTTCGGGAAAAATCATAGTGATCGAGCGCCATATTTCGCCAAATTTTGGCCGGACTAAATATCGTGCAGGTATCGGTGCTGTTCAATCGCCTATCAAGCATGGCAAGGGCCAAAACCTGAATTGCGTAATTGCCGTTAAATAAAAACTCTACATTAACCCGCTCAGGTTCTCGAACAATATTGAATGCAGCCAGCTGGCCGTTTTCAATGGGCTCTGTCGGAACCCTTGAAGATTTATCTGCATCAACCGCTCCAATAGAGGTGTACGGAACGAACGGCAGAAGGTTGTTACCGACTACCGCCCACCCCATGGACATTACAGAATTGATACTTGCCATTTAACCACCACCTTGACGATATCCACTGGCCGCATTCTGCAGCATATCCTCATAATCTCCCTGACCCTCCATTACCGCACGGTAGGCGGCGTCGTGTACGGCCTTAGGATCGGCGTTGCCCTGGATGGTAATGCTGACATCCGTTTTCATCGGCGCGTTGATAACCGAAGAAGAAGCCCTAGGAACAATCGAAGCAGCGGCGCCGGCCTGAGCTCCCGGAGGTGCTTTTATCGGTGCCTTCTTATCGTCACCAAAACCGAACCATCCGCCCACAACATTTGCAGACTTGGAAACCCAGTCCGGCATTTCCCAATCTGTGAATATTTTGAATTTTTCTTCAAACCAATTAAAAATCCCATCCCAGACGGCTTTAATTTCGTTTCCTGCCTTTACGAAATTTTCTTTCATCTTTGGAACGGTATTTATCAGGTTCGCAATGTTCTTCGCTAAATCCCCGATAAATCCCACGACCGCCGTTATGGCTGCCACAACCGCGTCCCCGAAGGCCTTCAGGAACATGTCCTTAAGCGGCGTAAGTTTGTCTAAAAGGTCAGAGATCGACTGCCAGGCATCCTGAAACGACTTGCGGATTCCTTTGATCTGATCATCTGTATAGCCTACAGATTTCAGGAAATCCTCAAATACACTCGGTCCGCCTTTGGTGAAGACAATTAAGTCATCGATAGCTCCGGCAAGCAGGAGAACTCCGGCTATAAGAAGACCGATCGGACTGGCTAGAAGACCGAGCAGCTTGCCCGCCATCATGAGGGCAGATTTAGGCCCAAACGCCAATGCCGCTGCTGTAGCAATACTGGTTAACGCAATTTTGATAAATTGGCTATGCTCTCCAATAAACAAAGAGGCGTCGCCGAAAACCTTGACGGCCTTCTCAATGTACGGAAGGAAAAATTTCGCAATTTCATTACCGATACTTTGAATCGCCATTCCGGTCACTTGCCACGAAATTTTGAAGCGTCTGGCATTCTCTGCATCTTTAGGCGTTAAGGCGAGTTTCCGATATGTCTCAACCAGCTCTCCCATCTGCTTATTGTTTTGCAGAAAAACAGCCGCGCTTTCACGTGTCAGCCCGAGATATTTCAGAGCATAGTTCGCCTGAGCACCAGTCATGCCGTTGAGCTGTTTTCCCATACGAAGGAAAACCTCTCCGCTTGCTCCTGTGCGCTCAGTAAACGCTTGCATGGCCTGAGTGAACGCCTCGGCGCTTCCACCTGCTGCTACGTTCGCTTTTCTCCATGCATCAATCTCGGACACATTCATCCGGACTTTTTTAGAAATGTCGTCGAGCTTGGAGCCTTCATCTATGTAATTGCCAAACATGAATTTGGCACCAAACATCGCGGCCAGCGGAGCGGCATAACTCTTAATGGCAGAAAAGACCTGTTTCGCCATTGAATCAAGCTGAGAAAGAGATTTCGAGGCATCCTTTGAGGCCTTAGAAACATCCTTCCCTGCTTTCTTACCGCTAGTTCCGACGTTCTCTAAGTCTTTAGAGGTTTTCTTAGCATTTTGTCCAGCCTCATTTATAGAGGAAGAAACCTCTTTGATACCGTCCGAGCCCTCTCCCAGTGCGTCAAGTTTTTCGCCTGCTTCCTGAGCAAATCCGAGCAACTGATTCAGTTTCTCGGACATCAGCTCGAAAAATTTAACTACATCGTTCGAGTTGACGGATACATCAATAACTAAAGAGTCGGTCTTTTGAGCCATGTTATTAAGCGCTCTTTTGCGCTACCCACGAGTTGTAGTTCTTAATCAAAAGTGCCTCGTCTAATGCGTAGGCATCTTCCAGCGTTAGTTGTGTCTGAAGCTCGACCAAGGACGCCATGCCGCCGTTGATTAAACGAGAGATCAGAGGCGATAGCTGAGTAGTTACAGCTACGCCTCTAACCCGGGCACAGTCTGCTAAGAATTCTGCACGGCGGGGGAGAACTGGCGTATCAAGTCGGGAAAAAAACCGAAGTTCGCCTTGAAGCTTTCGATTCTGAGTTTGAGGATGGTCAACGGGCTAGAGATATAACCATCTGCATCATCGAAGGAGAATTTGATCTCACTCTTACCGTCCACCTTGTAGACCTCGGAAAGCAGTTCATCTAAAAGGGCCTTGGCTTCTACATGAGGAACACTGACAAGCGCTTTGATCACGTCTCTGTATCCCATTTCGCTCTCAATATCGAGGTTTTTGCCAGTCATCAAGGCAATCCGAATCATCAGATCTTCAGCTTTAGTTGCCGGATACGGATAAATCTTGAAGGTCAGCTGATTACCGCCGTCTTCCAATTTGATAACTTTCGGTTCCTTCATTTAGATGCGCTCCATGGATTCGAAGTGGAATACCCAGGTTGTCGGCGCCAGGACTTTATTCAGGGCCGGCATCGGGTTTGCTGTCTGCAATACACCGTTGGAGAACTGGTAGGTCTTGCCAATTGATGGAATCTTGATTGTCAGGTTGCAGACATAGAGCTGTTTGTTGGACCTCATTGCTTCGTAGAGCGTAGTGAATGCAGTCGCAGTCGGAGAATTGGCCTCCAGCGTGATCGTTACGGGATAAATATTCGGAGTAACACCCGCTGCCATAAAGCCGTCTACGCCCATACGAGTTTCGGCAACCTGTTGAGAATCGGCGGCGATAGCGGCGTCCGTGGAAAACCTTTCCAGCTTCAAACCATTCGGATAAAGCTCTTCAATCGTCATCACTGCTGACGCATTGGCTGATGTGATGTCAAAGATGGGTTTAGGCATTTTCATTTTTCCTCAAAAAGAAAACCCGCCGTTTGATGGCGGGCCTCACAATTTCAATTTGGTTTCTTTTTCCGGACTACTCTTTTTGAATTTTCAGACTGAGTAATCCATCTGCAATTTTCAGGCTCATAGTTCCCATTGGAATCTATTCGGTCTATCGTTAGGTCTTCTCGGTATCCGTGGCTCATGGCCCAGTCCTTAAAGCTCAAAAAGTCTTTCCATTCATCACAAACGGTCACGCCCTTTCCTCCGTACCACTTGTATTTGGACATGTTTTGGTTGTAACAACGATTGTGCATGGCTCTGAAAATTCTCAAAAGTCGATCACCCGTCGAGTTATGCGTGATCTTCGCCTTTGTCGCGTTTTCACGGCCTAAACAACCACAGGACTTTGTATGACCGCTTTTTAAATGGGATGTACTGCTGATTGTGGTATTTCCACAATCGCACAGACAATTCCAACGTGTCGTTCCACTTTTTCCGTTCTCTGCTCTTCCAAGGACTACCAAACGAGTAAATCTTTTTCCGGTTAGGTCTTCAAAACGAGTGCTAATTCTCCCTTTACTCTTTTGACCCGTGATTTTTCTCGCTTCGGTAGCCAAACAACCACAAGATTTTGTTTGACCGTTTTTTAAGCTGTATGCGCGAACGTTTACTTTATTCCCACAATCACAAATACATTCGTACCAAGCTCCGCCAGATCCTTCCGGAACAAACCGTCTGATCGTGACCAATCTTCCGTATCTATTTCCGGTTAGATCTTCTATCGGCTTTCTTGCACCATGAATGTTTTTTCTGGACGCCTCTATTAAAAGACACCCACAAGATTTTTTCTTGCCACCAGTCAACTGATTTGTATAGGCGGTAGTTTCACTTCCACAATCGCACAAACACTTCCAATATCTCTTTCCACCTTTAGATGGCAGGCTATCTAAAACGGTCAAACGCCCGAACTTCTTACCAATGATGCTTGCTTTCATATGCTCTCGCTAGTTTTCCTATACAAGAGCATATTACAGCAACATTAGGAATTACTACATTACGCACGTTAACGGCATAGTAATTCTTTGAATTGACCCAGCATATGTAAACCAAAGTCCGAGTCTGGGGCTTTCTCTCTGAGTTCTTACATTTGCGGCCGGACTCTCGATCAAGTACCAATAGCCTTTAGAGTAAAGGTCTTGCTTAATCGTCGGATTGTTGGTTTCTGTCAGCAACTGCTGCACCTGTGAGTTGGACAGTGCCAGCCCTGTATCAATCACGCCATTACGCTTGGCATCATTAATGGGATCGAGCAACCATGCCTCGACATAAGCAAAACCGATGGCGTTGTAAGGAGCGCGATTGATGGCCGCGAACCCGTCCATGATCTGGCGCTGGATGCGTGCCTTGAACCAAATCATGCCGTAGAGAGCATCGATCCATTGATAGATTCCGGAGAGCAAGCAACCACGGTTAATGAAGTCGAACTCTGCATTACGTGTTGCAAATGCGCCGACATAGTTGACTTTGAGATCATCCAACGCTTCAGCCACCTCGTCGCTGAGAACGGAAGCCTTAATTCCGGAAGCCGATTTTGCGAACCAGGTTTTAATTCCCTGAATTGCAGACCAATCGATTGAGGCGCCAACTGCGAGAAATGCGGCGGCATCCTGAGCGGTACCGTAAACCATCGCCAAACAGTTGTAATTACTTTCAGCTAATTGGGCCGCTTTGGTCGTGGACTGGGTAGATTGATCCAGCATCTTTGTGTCTGTGGACCAGTCAAAGTACACATAGTCATCGTCAATGTCGGCCCAAGCCGCTAAAGCGGAAGCTTCATCCACCTCTGTTGCATAAAGAGTTGTGAATCCGACCCAGTTACGAGAAACGGAAGTCACAAGATTCATGTTTTGAGCAGGTGTCAGAGCATCGGAACCTTGAGAGAGAACGGCTCCGGAATCCGCCGTCAGTCCGAGCAATGCAGATACATCCGTTCCAGTGGTCGCCTTTGTAGCGAAGGAGATTGAAGCGGTATCGCCTGTCTCTGTAGTGGTCAGAATGATGGCATTTTGATCAGAGTTAAAGGCGCCGGAAACTGCACCAACTGCAGAAGCCAACTCAGTTGCAACGTCACTGAAAGACTTGGCCGTGGAAAAGTCGAGGTTCACGACCTCTTTTTCTGTGCCATTGACCAAAATCGTCAGGGAACCGGTCTTAATGGCTGTCAGTTCAGAAAGTTGAGCTGTGATCGGAGCAGACTTAATCCAAGCGGCGGCATCTGCATTGATTCTGCGGGCTACAAAAAGACGCTGAATCGCTCTCTGCTGATTGTTTACGCCAGAGAAGTACTGGGTAGCAAAGTCGGCCTCAGGAGACTCCGCACCAAAATAATTCCCGACAGCGGCAGCGGTCACAAATTCCAGTGCCGGAGAATCTGCAGGAATCAGAGCATTCTGGGTCAGCAGCAGACCATTTGTTTCAAGATCGGCGCTCCCAGCTCCAATGATGCGAGGGGTGATAGAAACCAATCGATTAGCATTGATTGACATATTTTTCCTCAAAATAAAAAAGCGCCAGATGGCGCCGACGATAATTTTTATGGAGCGGCTATGAGCCACACCAGAAACTCATTTATTTGAAAATATCCTTTACAGCCTTAATCGCTTTCGCAATCACCCAAACTGCGAGCCCGTAACCGATTAGGTAAACAGGAAGAGCTGCATACAAAGGAACGGCAGTGACCATGGTTAGGGCCTCCGCTAGGTCGTGTAAAATGTTCATATTGACTGATTCCCTTGCAATCAGTTAACTCAAACCCCGCTCAGCTACCAACTGATCGGGGCTATTTTTTCTCTAAAAGACTACAAACTATTGTCTTTAGGCTTATCTGTTGTTAAAATCACACCTAGATTTTTCAGGCGGCCTGAGGGAAGTCGGTCCTTGACCTTCCTAGAGGGCCTGAAATTAAAAACCCGATGAACTCTAGCTCTGTGAAGACCATCACCTAGATAAGTCGGGTTTTCTGTTTTCAACTCCGGATTCCTACAATCTCATAACTTTCCGGAACGAATTCATCTTTTGCGTGCTTGATAGGAATCACCGAATGTTTCTGTTTCTTGGTAAACCCTTGGTTCCTTGAGTTTCCGACATTGTAAATCTGTTTTTCTTTATCCTTTGGTGTGTCCTTCTTTCGGCTTATATCGACACCAAACACGACCTCCCTACCTTGATAGGGAAGTTTTTTATAAATCGTTATGAAATCACGGTCTTCATGATGGGCTGGATCGTTAGACCATTTTGTCCTAACGCCATCAGAAAGAATCGTCTCGAGATTTGACATTCCATACAGCTGACGTTTGGCAATTTCTTTTCTCTTTTTAGGATTCGTCTTACCCTCTCCTGTATAGAGGTACTTCCCACTCTCGTCAACGAAGCTTTTTCCAAGGATCACTTTGCCCATCCCAATACCGGGAAGACTGACAGAATATGAACCCTTTAAAGACTGAGCTGCTTCTTTGAGAACTGCTCTGGGACTTTTTCCTCCGTCAAGGTCTCGAGTGAAATCATCCAATTTAAATTTTTGATTTTTTTGAGCCTGTCGTTCTATCTTTTCCCCTACTTTCCCTTCTAACTTTCCTGACTTACCAACAGGAATATGGGTGCCCTTGGACGTTATCCACTCTTCCGGATCTTTTTCTGCATCCCTTGCTTTTCCAAGATCTGCATAGGTCCTTCCCAATCCGTACATCATTCCTAGTTTGAATGCACGCCCAAGTTTGAAAGCAAGTTGCTCATTCATTCCTTTTCCTTCGGTGGGTAGCTCACATCAACGTTTTTTAGGTCAACATCAACCGCACTAAAGAATCCCATCGAAACTTTGATCTGGCTCTGCATGCTGAGGTGAATCATCAGCGTGGATCTCCTGACATAGTTGTCAGAGTCCCCGACGATAGTTGTGTCTCTTGGGTCGTCTGCATGAAGAAGACTTATTCCTCTGTCAACAAAGAACTGCACGCCTACTTGAGACCTGCATACAGTCTCCAAGGCCTGAGCCCTCAGCATGGCATTCATTCCGTCGGAGCCGTTTAAAGTCGATGCATAGCAATCGACCTGAACCAAGACTTCTGTAGTCGTTGAGAGGTAAACATTGTCATCGGTTTGGTCTTTCGTCCAATCCTCGGCACTCGTCCCGTGTCGGACGCTTGAGATGTAGGAATAGATGACGTAATCGTTCCCCTCAGGAGGCAATGCCAGATTGTTCTGATTACCGTAGAAAATGTTTTCCGGCGCCACGTCCGGAACTGCAAATATCTCAAGAAACTCCTGGATCGCTGTCCGGATGTTCGGGGTCAGGTTTTGTGCTTTCATCTTCATCCTCTACGATGTTCAGCTTCTGAGGCGTGGTTTGGAATGTGCAGCGGACCGCTTCCCAACCTGCGTCCGAAAAATCCTCGATCACCGCAGTGATCAGCCACTGACCTCCCTTGGAGTCTTCGACATAATCTCCCGACCTTGCTAAGGGCCTATAGATTGCCCAAGGCCGCTCCTTCTGGTCGCTCGATGCGTAGAGGTACAGGCGCCGGATAATGGTGTTCTGTCCGGCTAAGTTGGCATGATCCAACGCACTATCGCCTTCGCTTTGAAAATTCCCTTGGATCTCCTCTGCTGGTGCGTAATACGCTTGGACAATCCCTCCTACATTCTTTTGGCCGACCGATCGATACAGCTTAAAAGTCTCGTCCGCGTAGTTGGCGTTAATTGCCTGGCGGACAATTGCGTGTAGGTTGAGAGACATTAGGAAACCTTCCAAGTTATTGAGCTTTGCAGGACGCCACTCAGCGTTAGAGGCTTTGTAGTCATCACGTTGTTAGGCGGAGTGCCTTTCCCTTTAGCCTTCTTAGCCTTGTCCATTTCTCCTCTTGCCTGCATCAGTGCCATCGTTAGATCTGATCGTTTAGGAAATGAACCAGCAGGAATACCTGCTTCTCGAATCGTTTGCTTGATGTCATCGGTAGCCATTTGCCCCATGACTCCTAACGAATGCTTTATGTCGAAAGTTTTTAGGAAGCGGGACCTAAATTTCTCCTGCCAATCCATTCGTTTTTGAGCGTAGGTGGCTCGCATAAACGGACGCGGAGGCATGTACAGGGTCGTGAATTTACTGTTCGGAGGAAGCCCTAGCTGAGCTGACAGATAGTGTCCTTGCTTACTCGTCACTGATTGAGTCCACCCATATTCCAAATACATCCCAATGCTGGCAATGTCCGGAATCATTATTCCGATCTCAAGCTTTTTATTGGCGTCGGCCTTGAGCTTCTCTGACAGCTTTTTGAAAGCATTGTTAGATGTGATGTTGATGCCCATCATCATCCCCACGGATGGTAATTGTTTCCCGGATAAACTCTGCCGCCAATTCGATATTTGGCCGTCAGGGTCCAGTACATGGCGCCGCATTGGGTTTGAGCCCACCAATCTCCGACAAAAGTATTCGTTTTCAGAAGGTCAAAGCTGGTACTCACACTTCCCTGCGTAGCACTAGCAATCCTGCCAACCTGACCGTTCGGCTGCTGGCTGAGTGTCAGCAGGTGGCAGGTTGCAAGATCAAGAAGGCGCTCCCTTGTATAGATCTTGTTGTCCGGATCATAGGGAGCAAAGCTGTCGGCGTCTGTATTCCCTACAAACTCCACCGCCAAATCAAAGTAGAACTGCAGTGTTTCGTCCGGAAATTTAACTTCATCCGAAAACGCAGGATGAAGGATTCGGAATTTGTCAGGATCAAAGACGACGACAGTCATTTTGTTAACCTTCTTCGTTCTTAACTTCTTCAACATTGACCGATTCAGGATCGATCGGATTGAGGCCGTGAGATGCTTCCTTTAGTTCGTCCTCGCGGCTTCTGAATTCTTGAACTGATTTCATCTCCATCAGGCACGGAAGACCGCCATTCACTCCTGTGAACACAGCTTCTTGACCATGCATACGAATGATGTTTTCCCAGTCTTCTTTGTCGATCTGGAACGCAACCGAGTTTCCTTTGCCCAGCAGGATCCCGTCACGTTTTCCTCTAAGCGAATCATTTACGCCCGGAAAAACGATCGTTTTTGTTCCGCCGTTGCCGTTCGGCACATCATCGAATTTGAGACCGTGTGCCAGGGTACAAGCAATGATCACCGTGGACTGAGTTTTAGCAGCGCTCTTCTTCTGAGTATTGCTGAAATTGTCTGCGACAACCTTTCCGGATGTTGCTTTCTGAGTTGTGGTGTTGGTACGAGCCATTATTTTCAATCTCCTAAGAAAGAGGCCCGATCCCTCGGGCCTCCATAGCTGGTTAGTTCAGGTTAGATGCCAAGCATCGTGGCAACGAGGCTGGGACGACGAATAACAGCGCCCCAAGTTCCGCCAACGACCTTCTGCTTGTAGCTGGACATTTCTGGAACCACACGACCCAAGAAATACTTCTCAGAGAATGCGCAGATACCAGTTTCAATGCCAAACAGGTCAGGAACAGTCATGTACAGCATTTCACCTGCAGTGGTGGTCAACTCAGGGAGCTGAACAACCTCGATGTTGGGGAAGGACTGCTTGAGCATGGTCATTGCCGTAAGGCCGAAGGAGTTCGGCTCGGTCAGGTAGGGAGCTCTGGTGTTGCTGACAGCGAGAACGATGCGGGAGTTCTGATCAACCAAGCCGCCGTTGTTCTTGCTAATTTCTGCCCAAAGCTTGTTAATGTCGTTATAGACAATGTTGGCAGTCTTCTCAGGCTGAGCTGCGCACTTTGCCGCCCACGTAGAGTTGGCGGTAGATCCCGTGGTGATGGAGATCGGAGAAATCGAAGCGTTCAGGTTCGGGTCATTTAACAGACCGTAGACCTTCTTACCTTCGACACCATAAAGCGCGAACTTGTTGTGAGCCATTGCCATAACGTAAGCAGAAGCCTGCTGTTTAGAAGAAACAACATTCAACTTAGCCTTAGCCGCAAGGCCCACCTCACGATCTCCATACTTGATGACGGTCTGGAACAAGAAGTTTTCACGAGTCGGATACTCCACGTTCACGTCTGTGGAGACGTTCTCTGCGAAGTCAGAGTAAGGAGTCACATTGCCGGCGTATTCTTCGACCGGGAAGGTGAAGAAGTTATCTGTCCAGTCGCCCTTTCTTTCTTCGCCGAAAATCTTTGTAGCGTTCTGGGCGGCAAACAGAATAGGAACCACCTGCGGATCAATGTACGTCGTGAAAACAGACGGAACGCCGACACTAACAGGGGTCTGCAATGCGGCATCTCGAGCCATTGCCTTAACCGTTGCATCGTAGTCGACGTTGATCTTGCCTTTTGCATCGGTGGAATAGGACATGAATGCTTTTGCTTCCACGCCATGCACGCCCTTTTGTTTTGCTAATTCAAAATCGTTCATTTTTTACCTCAGATTAGGATCCTGTCGCGGCAGGCTGATAACCCAGGCCGTGATTGGAAATAATGATCGTGTCGCCCTTTGCGCCAGCCGTCTGAACTGTCCAACCGGTGTCATTTGTAGCGCCGGCAGTACCAAACGTGATGGCGCCGGTAGTCGGATTACAAAGAACCGCCTGACCGACCGTGGCGGCTGCGGGAGCAACGATGTAGTAATCACCTCGAACAGCAATCGTCAGCTCAGACCCTTTCGGATAAATGTCCGGAGTATCTGTCCCTAGCTCGATAGAGGCCGTGAACGTGCGCTCAACAAAACCGATCGGCTTGTCCCCTGCAGAGCCCGTCAAAGAGGCGATGGGGAATTTCACTGCTGTTCCGGTTGTGGAGGCGGCCACAGCAAACGCAAAACCACCGCACTGCACAGTACCGTCAGACAAATAGTTCTGAGGCGTGTAGACGGCCTGATTGAATGCAACCTGCTGTCCCGGAATACCGATAGCAGGATAGAGACCTACAGATTTTTGAAGCATCAAAAAATCTCCTATTTATTTAACATTGTTCAAAATTGCGCTGACGGCAGTCGGCTTCTCGGTCACCTTTGCGCCGGAGTCTTTCGCACCAGCTAAGGCCTTTCGACCTTGCATATAGGCGCGATATGCAGAACGAGCTTCGGATGCAGGGATGTTTTTCAAACCGAGTTTCTTGAGTGCTGCCACATAGATGGAACCTGCAGAGTCATAGGATCCGGCACGGATAACACCTAACACCGGTTTGACTTCTTCGATTGCGGCCAATTCAGAGTAGATTGCGTTTCTGAGAACCTTTATGGAGTCGGAAGCAGAGCTCTTCTCCTCCTTGCCATCTTCAGGTTTCGGATCTTCATCTTGTGCGCCATCTTTCTTCTGCGCGTAGTTCAATCCGGCAGTAAAAGCTTTCTTCTCTTCTTCAGAAGCTTCGTCAAGGCCACAAGATTTCAAGGCGTCTGCTGCTTCCTTTTCGAGATAGCGTTCTTCGCCTTCACGTTCGTGATCAGAATCGAGGCGTTTAGGATCGTCCTTTTCACGTTTTTCGCCGTAAAGAACGCCAGCTTCAAAACCAGCCTTGAAATTTGGATCCTTCATCTTTTCATCGAGCTCCGGATCGTCGTCCTGAGCCTCTTTTTGACCATCGGGCTTAGGATCTTCGTCTCCTGTAGCCTGAGAGTAAGCCAGGTCGGACAGAGTGGTCTTAAGCTTTTCAGCTTCTTCGTCCGTCAGGCCTTTTGCCTTCAGTCCATCGATGATTTTTTGAATCATCGCGTCTTTGTCATCATCTTGAGCGCCGTCAACGATTTTTCCGTTGGGATCAACGGAATGCAAATCGATAATCGCCTTTGCTAACGTCACTTCAGCCTGCTCAACAGCGTCATCTTTTTCCATATTGAGAAAGTCCTTATTAGAATCGCGAACTCTTACCTCAGGCCCAGCGCGCCCAGTTTCAACAAGCGCAAGATGGTTCGCTCTGATCTTGCGTTGCACATAGTCGTATTTCTCTCCATCGGGGGTCTCACCCGGCGTGAAGTCAGGTTCGAACGTGTACGCAAGACTCAACTCACGCATTGAACCGTCCTCGATCCTGCTGCGTGCGTCCTTGTCGTAAATGTGGAGAGAGTTAACTAAAAACGGAGCCTCAAAAGCTCCGTCCGTTCCGGTAGTGCCGACCCGAGTTTGTTTGTTCTCGGGGGCTCCGTGATCATCGTGATGCTCCAGATGAATCGGGATACCGTTAATTGATTGAATCGTTTCGGGAGAACTAAGCTCCTCAGGCGGTCGATAAGCGTGGTAGATCTTCTCCGGATCAAGTCCGAGCTCTCGCCAGCCTGCGATCTCCTTCCCGTAATACGGAGCAACTTGAACTCTTGTTAGGGGAGATTTTTCGACATGGAGAAATCCATTGTCATCTACGGTCCTGACACTAGTAGAGTCAAGTGCAACACTTCTGCTTTCTTTACTTGTTTCCACTTCTTCTGCTCCTAGCCCATAAATTCAAAATCTCCTAAACCGTTTCTTCTTCACGGGCTAAAATATCGGTAAGTCGAAATAAGCCTCTTCCGTACTCCTGGATTTTGATTCCAGACCGGTGCGGATTGAGGCTTTTTCACTTTTGGTTAATCAGGTAAAACGGCCCTGAATTGGCACCTGCAAAAATAAAGTTCTCCTGGCATCACATTTCTGCCGACTTCTTTGTCGTACATGCCCTTAGACAAATCAAACTCTTTTCCATTCATTTCGATGTGGCTCTCTCGACTTGTGTACTTGCCGGGGACGTGAATCCAAATCCCGCGAGTGACCCCGAGCCCTTTGCAGTTGGCCTGCTGAATCTGCTGATTCAGTTTGAGAGTTTGATCAATTGCCACACGCTGAGCTCGTTGAGCCGTAAACGAAGAAGAACGGCTAAGGGCCTCGACAATCTGCGAATACGTGCCATGACCTTCGTAGGCATCCATAAAGGCAGAACGAATATTTGTCAGCTCGGATGTTGTGATGTTGCTGATGAGGCTCGTCGTGTCGGCGACCATTCCTGGTAGTTCATTTATTGCCTGAGGCGTGATGAAGAAGTGCTTGCGCGTCTGCCTCATCTCGTAAGCAAAAACGGAATCTGGAATGCCCGCCGCCTTGAGCGATGCCTTTTGAGCTGTCGAGACATCAGCGGCAAGGTTTTTCACGTACCACTCAGCAATCTGACGTGTTTCTCGATCTGCCGCTCTCATCCAGTTGCCCATGTTGCGGGCAATGAAGTCATCAACATTGCGACGGAAACGATCTGGATCACGAAGAACCAAGCGGTTGATTTTTTCTTTGATGTTCCGAAGTCTTGCTCGATCAAGGGGATCGTCCGGACGGAACGTTAAGGAAGCGTCCTCAGTCAACCCTCCAGCATCAGAGAGGTAAAGAAGAATCTCGTTGAGAATCCTATTTCTGAAGGATTTCAAAAAGGAGTCAAGCTTCTTTTTGAACTTCGCTTGTCTGCCTAAATTCGGTTGAACGGCACGAGCAGTCTTCATTAGAAAATCTCTCCAGCTTTGTCTTCATCAGTCTTCGGCGCCGGCGCCACGTTCTCAGCCGAGCGCTGTTTCAGGAAGTTGTTCATCAGCTCATTCTGCTGACTGGGATCGTCAGTCATGAGTTCGCCTTCCATCCCTTCCGGCAATTCTTCCGGAATGAAGTCCAGACCCATATCGGAATCGCGACGGACAAACTCACGAACTTCCTCAGCACTCAGAACATTGCGATCCTGCAGCACAGCCAGCATGTCGACCTTTGTCTTAGCTGTGATTGCTGTAGCAGCGGCATCAGCTTCTCCAAGTTCATTGAACTTGAAGGAAATGGACGGATCAACATGACCGAATTCGACAAGCTGGATGGCCCTCAAGACGGTTTGTATTGCGTCTCGATTGAGCTCCTGTTTCGACTTGATATGGTCGTAATAGTTCCGGATATCGCTCTGACCGGTCGCGTTGAAACCACTCGGAGAGATTCCGAGGAGCTTGACCGCAGGTGTGCGGTTGATAGCCGCAATGAATTCCAATGCCTGCCGGATGATCCCTTCAACACCTGAAATCGTCAGAGTAATGTTCTGCAGATCCTCGGAGGAGTCACAAGCAAAAATGGCCTCATTCGATCGATAACGCTGTAAGAGCATCATCTTCGCGTCTAACTGTTCAATCCCGCCAGCCTCAAAAGCCTCAGCAAAATTGGTTTTGAATACTGTGAGGTTGAGTTTTTCCAAAATGCTGACGCCTGTTTCTCGGGCCTTGTTCCAGTGCAGCACATAATCCCAAAGGATCTGAGCTTGAGGAATGCCAAGAAAGTTGTATGCAGGACGAAGAAGTAACGGAGGTTCATTATCAACCAGTCGAATAAGACGGGATGCATGCACCTCTTGGCCAAGAACAAACCAAGATTTCGGCTTCAAATAATCGTCTTTGAGCGGCTGGCTGGCGTTGTAAAAACCAGGCGAGACATTGACCGGATCAATAACGATAAATTTGACCGACTTATCCTCGCCAACCAGTTCTGCCGACTTGTCAGAGAAATTAAGAGGGAGCTTCAGAGCCTCTCCTTCGACACCCGTGTCAACAAAGATGAAAGCCCCGCCCATAAAGCCCACGATGCTCAGAGCTTCATTAAAGAGCTTTCTCAGTCGATATTTGTTCTCCTGCAGATCTTGGAGCTTCTTAACGTTGTCAGCAGACTCATCTTCTCCGCCCTCAACCTGAATCCACTCACGGCACATATCGTCCGCAACCGTCTGAATGCAGGTGCGGATCATGCCGTTCTGGGCGATATTCTGAAGGACGCCATACCCGACAAACGATGTCATCGGGAACTGGCCTAAATCCAAAGCGTGCTGTGTCAAAGATGCATAGTACGCATTGAAACTCGAGCCAATCGCGGCATCATTTGTGAAACGAGACTCTTCTTTCTCCGGCTCTTTGGTGTTCAACGTGATAGGAGGATAAAAGAGCTTTTTAGCCTCCTCCTGAGAAAACGATGTTCTAGGAGGCACGAAGGGAAATCCTGCCGCCTCGATGATCTTTTGATTGATCTTTCGGCGTTTGTTTTCGTCTAGTTGATTCATGATTTTCAAAATCTAAAACGTGCCTGCTGCATCTGCTCTCGGGTCAAAATAACGCCTGAGCCATTGCGGAAATAGTTCAATGCCTGAGTTGTGCTATCTACCTGGTCATCGTGAGAACCAGCAGGAAACTCAAGCAACTCACTCACATAATGAGGCACCCAAGGCGCTTCAGTGTCTTCCGGAATAAAAACATTCCCTGCCTCAAAGTAAGGAGTGACGGACGATGCCCTCGCCTCCTTTGATTCGGTGGGCGTTATAGGAACGAATCCAGAAACAGTAGACTTCAACTCTGAAATAACTGCCGAGCCGTTTGCTTTGTCTTCAACAAGCTTCCGGACAACACGCGGCCACTTCTGTGCAAGAACTCGGACCATCTCTTTTGTCTTCACAAAATCCCATTGGCCTCGTACTTGATCAAGCAGGTAAAAATTCGGTCCTTTTTTGCCCCAAACCTGACCTACCACATAGTCGGAGTTTTTGGAATCTTTGAACGTCATATCCCATGACATCAAAGTGTGATCGAACTCTGGAGGCAGGCTTGATGCTGTCCATCTCCTAAACCACTCGAGCTTGAACAAAGCACCGCCGTCAGGAACTGGGTGCTGCTGATACAGCGCCTCCCAATCTCGACTGCCTATCGTTTTCTGGATCTGCAGCAGAGTTGAGAGCGGATAACGCTCAGGATGCAGAGCTTCACCAGCCTTGCGGTGTAATTCGTCATGCTCGGCGATCGCCGGATAATTTACGATCCGGAACGTATCGCCCTCTCCCATTCTCTGGATCAGTCGACCAATCAGGTCATCGGTATGCCAACGAGTGGCCATTACGATGACTCCACCTCCGGGAGACAGTCGAGTGTATGCGGTCGATGTGTACCAGTCCCAAATGGAGTCTCGTATCGTTTTAGAGCCAGCTTGGGCACGGTCTTTAATCGGGTCATCGATAATCAGAATATCAGCACCCTGTCCAGTGATGCCGCCACCCACACCACAAGAGCGATAGGCGCCGGCATGACCAACTATTTCAAACAAGTCCGACGTTCTTATGTACGATCCGCGGGAATCTGTTCGCACCCTCGAGTTACTGAGCCGAGTATTCGGGAATAGGTCAAAGTATTTCTCATCGTCTATTACGCGCTGAACATCTCTGTTGAAGCGCTGTGATAGGTCTGAAGAATACGATGTTGCGATGATTTGAAGTTCTGGATTTCTCCCAAGAGCGAAAGCTGGAAAGCGCCTAGAAACAAGCTCACTTTTCCCGGATCTCGGAGGCATCGTGATAATTAGCCGAGGAGACTTTTTGTCCGCCACGTCCTGTAGGAACCTATCAAGCTCATCACAAATCTCTTTATGTACCCAGCCGAGCAGGTAGTCAGGTTTTGTGTGCAGTGTGAAGTAAGACAAGCCCTTCCGAGCCTTAGCTAGTCTGATCTCCTGTATCGTTGGAAGCCGCATTCACAATACCCTCCAGCGCATCAAGCTGTTCTAATGACAATTTGCTTAGATCCAGCTGGTTAACTTTATCGACCTTGACCGGTTCACCGTCCTTTCCAGTGATCTCCTTCCTGTCAGTCTCTTTCCACCCACAGCGAGATTTCATGTAAAAAATGGTCGCCGCAGGATTTCCCTCCCTAATGAGGGACATAAGTTTTCCACCAACGAAGGCGTTGGCCTTGGCCTTTCCCTTTTTTATGGCGGTGGCAAAATTGGCAAAATCTTTTTTTCGATTTCTCAAAGTCCGATAACTGATTCCAAGCGCGAGAGCGATCTCTTCCTCGTTGTCACAAACCTGAGCCAGTTGTTCAACCTTCTCTAGGTCAATCTGAATGCGTGGACGAGTCCGCTTCTTTTGAACTTTTTCTTCCATGCCTTCAACCTGCCTATAGTTAACTGGTCATATCGATGATCTTCTGAATTAAATCCTCGAGTCCGAAACTTTTAACGAAATCCTGAACCTGCTTTTTGTATTCGATCGGAATGGAGAGCGTCAGATTAAAGCTGTCTGCCTCGGGCTCCTCTTTTTCCGGTTTTTCCTCTTCTTCTGCGGGTTTGGCAGTCTCACACAACAAAGCGTTCAACTCTTCGTCTGAGAACCCTGTTACCGGCGCCAAATCCGTATCCTGCAATTCCTGCAGCTCAATCCTTAAGAGGTCAATGTCCCAACCAGAATTAAGAGCAATTCGATTGTCTGCGAGGATGAAAGCCTTCTTCTGAGCCTCAGATAAGCCGGTTAATTCAATTGTCGGTATTACCTTCAGCCCGAGCTTCTTAGCCGCCTTCAAGCGTCCATGTCCGGCAATCACTCCGCTCTTCTCATCAATCAAGACAGGATTGTTGAACCCAAATTCCTTGATCGAACTGGCGATTTGATTCACCTGCTCCTCTGAATGCGTCCGGGCATTATTTGCGTACGGAATCAGGTCATTGACCGGCCTGTAGAGAATTTTGAGTTCAGATTCTTTCATAGCGTTAAAAAGGTGCGCCCGGCATTTTCAGCTGGGCGCACTCCAACCAACCCCAAGGAGATAGTTTGTTAAGGCGGTTTTCTCCGCCATTCTCGTCAGGAGAATTAGAAATCCAGCGGAGTGAGCTTCTTCCCGTTGGGAATCTAGGCTTGCTGGATGTTAAATGGCTCGGTGCTTAAGCCCACCGAGAGGCTGTGCGGTTTGTCGATAAATGTTGTGGGCAACAATGGAACCGCTGAGAATGTTGGCCGTCCGCTTGTTCTTTAATAATTCGATTTTGGAGTACGGGAGGACAATCGAAGATTGAGCGAACGGCCGAAAAACAAAAAAGCCCCGAAATCGGAGCTCTTATGTAATCGATTGGCTTAGTCATCGTATCCTCTTTTCTTTGGACACACGGGCTCCTCCGCAAGGAACCCGTTCAGATTAAGCCTATCGGCGCCTGAGTATCACAGGCTTGAAATTGTCCTATTGACGATACCACACCGAGATACCCATTGCAATAAATGCTATTTCTTAGCTGGTACTTGCACGTCCTTTAATTCTCTGTCTGGGAATCTCGTTACACTAACCACGCCCCTCTGGAGCAAAGAGGCAGAGGCTACGTCACTCAATGTCATATATGCGGCTAACCCAGAGTTAAACTTGGCATTCTTCACGTTATGCACTGGAATGGTTTCTTTTCCGTCGCTCAAGAAGAGACTTATATAATCGATTCCGAGGGCCTGATTTGTATCGTTCTTAAAGACTAACCGTACCTTCACATCCTTCGGACCATAAATCGTGGCTGATCGCGATAACTCATCAATCTTGGTTTTTATGTCTTTTCCAATAAAAACATTCATGAATTGATTGTTTTGAGAGGAACCGACGCAAATCTCATTGGCATTGCAATCCTTCAGCCCAATACCGCCCACTTTAAATGGAAGTTGAAACTGGGCAAAAGTGTCTATCCCGCTTCCTCTCTTGCACCCCAAATAAGTGGCATTGGGGAAAACGTAGTTAATTTTTTGCTTGGCCTCTAAGACAGAAGAACTTTCCAAGTCGCTCTTGTATTCTTTGCATGCCGGAACTTCAATATCCAATCGGGCATTCTTAATGACCGGAGCGCCAAAAACTTCTGAGTATGTGACTGGCATCGTGATTTCAGATTTGCATCCAGCCAATAGAAGAGCAGTCAGTCCAACTAGGACAGAAAGGGATTTTTTATTCATTTTTGATCTCCTAGGGTTTGTATGTAATTTTTAAATTTTATCAGGGCAAGTTGAGAAATAATTCGGCGAATATCCCATCTTTACCTGAGACATTCGCACTGTTTTCCCTTATTGTTTTTCTGCTTTAGCCTTTGCTGCTTCATAGGCTCTGAGCCTAAGAGCAAAGAAAACCAAAGATTCCTTAATCCAACCTTCTAGTTTTATATCCTTCACTTTCCAGATTTTCCGCCCAGCTCTACGCAGAGCATAATTATTGGAAAACACATAAAGGAGGATAATGTTTTTCGCCGTCTTAACGTTTAGTCCACCTTCTCCAATCGTCAAAAATTCGGTTCCTGGAACATCCAGGTATTGCCAAACCAAGTTGAGCAAGTCTGCGTCTCTTTGGTCAACATTCATTCCAAAATCATCAGATCGATCTTCCGGACCAAAATAATCCTCAGAAAAATCCGTCTTGTTTCTCGTCAGTGCGAGAGCCCTCTCCACTGCGTAGGCAATTGAGACGTTTTTGACAACACGGTCACGATATGCCCGGCGCCAGTTGTCCAAACGAGGTCTGAGATCGTCAATGAGTTTTTGTTCTGTTTCTGTCATCCAAGAGTCCTCACGTAGCTAAACAGGCAGTAGATGTAGATAATTCCAAGTGTTGACAAGCCCATAATTTTTGAAGTTCGTCTCAACTTGTCGTTTTCATTAAGAAGGTCAGTAAACCAAAGCATGACCCTCATGAAAACAAGTATCGCGACCGTAAAGTTGATCCACCAAAACACGAAGATTGGGATGTCAAAATCATCAATAAGGCAGTACATTCCAGCCCCCTCCATCTTTCTTTGGTTTCGGTGTGACGATGAAAAGCGGAATCGGGCACTCATCAGCACAGACTTTGCATTTCACTTTTGCGTCATCTGCAAAAATCCTCAAGGAGCCCTTAACTTCATGAAGCTCTAACGTTTTATCCGGACGCATGACCAAAAAATCAGGCGTGTATGAGCATCGGTTTGAGGCAATCTTCCACGTGAAGCGCTCGAACCAATATTTGAGGATTAACCCAGCATTTTTCTGTTGCTCAAGGTAATCTCGATAAGCGGCCTCGGTCCGATTCATTTCACCGACCTTGAGCCTGCCTTTTGCTTGTAAAAACCTCTTCATTTATCCCTCCTGATTGAGTTTGTGTTGTTTGGTTGAATTCTTTGATGCTGTTTCTAGAACATTAGAGTTCCGTTGAGCGATGATCTGAGCGTGTGAGGGCCAACGTTCAAACTGCGAGAAGAAGTCTCTCCTGCGTTGAATTTGATCGTCTCCCGCTTGTTCAAACACTGTGCACCGAGCAAACGAGACCGGATAGCACTCGATTCCGGCGCCTTTGTCCGGATGGTGACAGTAGATGTTCATGTCCCCAAAGGACTGTTTTGGAGGCAGATGCTTCTTCCCGTCAGGTCCTATCCAAAAGGCCTGAGCATGAATGCAGTAGAGGCAGCACCCGCTCATTCAGACTTCCTTCGGAAAGCACAAACGAAATCGACAGCAATAACCATCCCCAAAATCTTCAGGCTGTAATCAATGTTCGATCCTGAGTAGGCGAACCATGCAAAGTCGATAAGGCTTAAGACTCCACCGGATAGACCTACCAGAGCGAAGAAATTAAGGACATCAAAGTTCATTTCGTTCCCTGCCAAATAGCAACCGATCACACAGCATCCGAGCACGTACACGCAAAAATATCCAAAAACGTCCATGCTTTAACTCCTTTTTAACCGATCGGTTAATTTGGTTTCCTTACTGATCTGAAGCGCCGCTCTCACCAGCAACCCAAACAGCACCAGATTGATGAACACGACCGGCGCCAAAATGATCAGTAGCAACTGCCATGCACTCTCTGACATAAAATCTCCTAAAAGTACGGTTCAGGAGCTGGCGCTGACTGTGTTAGCTCCAGCCACGGTCTAACCGGTACACGCGTCCACGACGTGCAGAAATTCAGACTGGCGTTGTCTCTCCAAAGCTTGATGAAACCTTCCCAAGCTCCGTTTCTCTGCTTGCACAGGTTCAAAACAAAATCAGGCTTGGTGTCATCGACATCTTTTCCTTCCGCCTTCTTTTGCACCTTGGAGAAATCACGAGCCAAGACAAAGACATTGAAGGCAATGTTTGTGATGTTGGAGCTCCCTTTGATTGAATCTTTTGAAGCAGAATCAAAGACGGAGTAAGTTTTTGAGCCGGCATCCCCGCGCTTACGGCAATGGGCCACAACAACAATGTGGACATTGTTGGTTCGAGCAAACTCAACCAGTTTGGTCATCACGTAATCGGTTTCCTTCTTGTCCATATCGTCTCTGACACACATCATCAGAGAGTCAACAAAGAGGATGTCTGACCTGTAGTCACGGACGGCTGAATCAAGGAGGCGCAAAAGTTCGTCCGGAGAAACCTTTCTCTGAAGGTCACAAATTCGCATCCTGGAGGCGAATTGTTTGAAGAAGAGGTCAACGTCAGGCTCTTCAATCATCCGTTTATCAGTGCTGCAGACCGTCTGCATGAGCATTCTTTCGATCGTCCGTACCGGAGCCATTTCAAAGGAGGCGATGTAGAGAGAAGCCCCGCATGAAATGAGGTGAAGTCCGATCTGCCCCAGCAAAAGAGATTTGCCGGAACCGTTTTCACCGGCCAATACCGTCAGTTCTCCTGGTCGGAATTCAAAATCTATCGGACGCCCGACACAGCCTTCATTCGTTTGAGTAAAGGGAAGCGTGAACTTGGACACATGAGTCTTCTTCGCTTCCAGATAGTTTTGGAAGTCATTCTTAAACTCAAGAACGTCCTTGTTGATGAAGAACTCAGGAGGCTTGTAAGCCCTACTCTCGTATTCCGACAAAGAGGTTTCTATTTCGGCTCCGCCCGTCGGATCGCCCCAGTAGTCATCAAGCTCAGGCGAAACGCTTGTATTTTTTGGATTCATAGTCAAATTTCCACGCAATCAGTTGTTTGTTTTTGAACATCACCGAAACGATGACGGCGGCGGGTAGAGCTTTAGGAATTTCAAGCATCCAACGACGGACGGTTTCTCTGAGTTCGGGCGTATCGTCGACATCGATAAAGTCGATCAGTACGGTCTTGCCTCGGAGAAATTCGGCCTTAATGTGATTTGGCTCATCACAGAACGAAAACAACACCGTAGGAACCTGAGGCCGTCTTCTGGGCAACACCTCAATTTCATCTTCGTAGATCGCATCAGCCTGATAGAGAGCCAGCTCACTGTCAGTCAGGCGAGGGAAAAAGACCAATTGGGTAGTCGTAAATGCGTCCGGATGCTCGTAAAACGTTCTACCCTGATCGTCACGAACAACGGCAGCAGCGGTAAACATCATCTCTGCTCCTTATTGTTGGACAGGTCTTTGATGTCGTAGGCGCTCATGCCGGCATGAAGCTTTTCTACGAACTTAGATCTAGCACCAGTTGAATACGTGACTGGAGGAAGTTCTTTGTTGTATTCAGAAGCAGATACCCAATGAGCATTTGGATCTTTCCAATCGTCTTTAACCCAATCGGCCTTGAACCCTGTCCAGTTGCGGACCATCATTTCATTGATGACCTCTTCCAATTTCCAGCCGGCGGTTTTAGCTTCCTTACGAAGAAGCGAAACCACTCTTTCCGTTACCGGCGCCTTCTTTTGCTTTCGATAATCCAAAAAGTCCTGCCAAAACTCGTCAGTCAATTCCTCTGGTTTCTGGAGGCGTTGTGTCTTGACTTCCTTTTTTGGCTTCGGTTCAACTATTTCCTTTTTGGAAACACTTGCCTCCTGCTCTTCAAGCGGAAGTTCTTCCTCAATGGCTTCAGTTTTTAGAGAAACTGGTTTTTCACGCTCACGCCCCGCGAAATTTTCTGCAACTGCCGACTGTTTTTCGCTCTTTTCGGTGCGTGTATATGTTTCTTGTTCTTGTTCTTGTTCTTGTTCTTGGCTTCGGAGGGCCTTAGAAGGGGCTTCTAAGGGGCTTTCAAAGGTCTTATTTTCTTCCTGTGTTTGGTTACAGAACTCTTTGAAATCAGGGGCCGGAATATCCTTGAACCCAAGGTTAAAGCGCTCGTTATATTCTTTAATAAACAGGTACTTAAAGTTTTCCGGCATGGATTCAATTGCCGTCTTAATGCCCGTTACTCTTTTGTCTGTTGGCTTTAATTCCGGAGCAATCTGAAATAGCGCCATCTTTTTGACGAACACATACTCGCTTTCATAGTCGTAAATGGCGAAATCCTCCCTTTGAAGGGTCTCCAAAGCCTCTCGAATACCCTTTAAATGGCCTTGGAAGGGGCTTGGAAGGGGCACCGAAGGGGCTTCTAACGGAAGTCCAGTTTCTGCTGAGATTTGACACAGAGGACAATAAAAGACTCCGGTCATGTCATTGTTCGGACAAGAGAGCAGATAAGCCGCCACCAATTTGGCCGAAATATCGCCTCTTAGTTTCCGACCAGTCTTCCCTATCCAGAATTTTGGTGTGATGCTCGAATATTTACGCATTTTTTAGCGCTCCTATTCAAACGGAAGAAATCCGATCGGCAATAACTCTCTTTGCATCATCCCAAGGAAAATCAGGCCGGAGCTCTTCCATCTTCACTGCACCTTTCGTGAACTGTTCGATTTTTGCGCAGTGACGGGAAGGAATAGGACGTTCATTCCTAATCCAATTTGAAATATTTGAGGCCGGAACACCTAAATAATCGGCCAATGCCTTCTTAGACGGTGCTCCAGTCAATTCAAAAAATTCAGCAAGTTTCATAAAAACCACCATTACCTATTTGGTTAGATTTTATCATTATCTAATTGGTAAGTGTCAATTATCAATTTGGTAATCTGTGCCTAAGGAGATAACTATGAAAACAGTTGCTGAAATTCGTCGAGACAACTTAAACACGCTCGTTAGCAGAGCTGGCTCCCTTGCGGAGCTAAACGAACAGTTGGGCAGGAAACGAAATCATCCTTCGCTCGGACAGATAAGGAACCGATCTGATAGAGGAAATGGAACGTTTTACGAAATGGGCGATAAGCTTGCCCGTGACATCGAAGAAAAATTAGGTCTCAGTTATGGCTGGATGGATACCAACCACACTCCGGACGACTGGCCAGATGACAATATCATCAACTTGAAAAGAATCAACATCCAAGCCTGCTGCGGGTCAGCTGGCGTCCAGAACTACGAGGATGATGCCTTCGTTGAACAAATTCAGGTCTCACGTCCTTGGTTCCAAGAAAACATTAGCAAGATTAGAGAGCAAGGGTACGAACTCATAACCGCTTCTGGTGACTCCATGGAGCCAACATTTAGAAATGGCGATTTAATTGTGGTTGACCGTCAAGACAGAGATCTTAAACGGGACGGTGTTTTCTGCGTTCTCGTTGATGGAGACCTCTACGTGAAACGCGTTCAGCGCATCCCTGGGGCCATTCTCTTTATTTCCGACAACTCTCTCTACAGGCCGTTCGAAATACCGCTTAAGGAGGTTGAATTTAGACTCCAAGTCCTGGGACGGGTTGTTAATTCAATGAACCTAAAAAGATACGATTAGTTGGCTTTTTGTTTTTCTCGTATTTTTTCTTTAAAGGAGATGGTATGGGGTTGTTCAATTTATTGAAATCCTTTTTATCCCCAAACAATGTCGATTCTGCCCAGAGCAACAAACCGGAAGTCATAGAGCGGTACGAAGAACCTATCCCCGAGGTCCTAACATATAAGGATATTTATTCGAAAAAGAAAAAAGTAAACGGAAGCGTACCAACCAAACGGCATTTCAGTTTTGTTATTGATCTTTCATTAACTCATTTAAAGGGGTTCAATAAGGAGCAAAAAGCGGAGCTTAAACGAAAAATTTTGCAAATTCTTGGGAAAGACTTGAATGTTAGAGCGTTAACAGATAAGAAAAGTCCTATCCCGGAATTGATTAAAAACAGCGATTGGACATGGAACGAATGGAGTTTTTGGTATCCCATCCTAAAGGAAATGGAAGTAGTTCCTCGGCCTGTTTACTTATATGTAAATTTAGAGAATCCGACAAAAGAACAAATTTTCCGCCTATTTCTTGACATGCTTTGGAGACGGACTTTTCATTACGCGGATGAGCTGGCTGCTTCTCAATTAGGAGAATGTAAAACCACAGTCAGAGTTTTATTTGAAGGAGAAGAAGAGCTTTTTGAAGACTTAAAAAAATATAGAAGCCCATGGACTTACCCAATTTTGCCATTGAATTTTGTTGATGTAGTCGTTACACGAAAGTTGTTATAGCTCCATTTGCTTGATCGCGCAGACCGCTTCGGCGGTCTTTTTTTTTGTCCCCAAAAAACAACAAATTTTCAACTCAAAGATTCTTATCGTCTTGGTAACAAAAATCTAACCTAATTGATTGCATATTTTATTACCTATATGGTAATATTTGCTTATCAAATTTATAGGACAAGACGATGTTCCTCTAAGGTAAACAATTTCAGAATCCGGGCCATGGAGTACTAAACCCGGACGCAGCAGGTAGAAAAAGAGCCTGTGAGCGAAAAAATTCGAAACGGCCGATGCAGGCGGTGCTGGTCACGCGAAGGAAGACAATCGAACACCAGCAGTCAGTGAAGTGAATGAGTAAGGCAAACGGTAGCCACGAAACACTTTTCAGCTAGAGACCTCTGACAAATAAAGGCATTTGAGATGCACGCAGTATCAAGAACAGCAAACCTGCGTTGAGGTCCCGAGAAGCTAACCAGATGAGGAAATCAAAACCAAGAACAGAAACTCGGGCGTCTTAGTAACGTTAACTAAGTGAGTTAAGCGCTCTCGCAAGAGAAACAGTAGAGCGCAAACAAAAACTTCCTCCGGATTCTCCTGAATGTATCCGTCCTAGCGTGTCACAACTCCGGAGGGAGTTTTTGTTTTTTGAGGAGATAAAAATGGAAAAACCGAAGAAATTAACGAAAAAGCAAAGGCTCGAATTACTGGAGCAGAAAAGAGCTGCCAAGGCTTATTGCGACGAGTTGGCCAAACGAAATGAGTTCGACTATGGAAACTGTTGGGATTATGCCTGCGAGTTTGGGCGCGGTTGGGAAGTCGATGAAATCTACAACTACCTTCGTCGGTACTGTTGAAAATTCAAAAGCGCCGGCGTGCCTCTAGGACACAATCCGGCGCCCGCCACTGGGACGCATTTCTCAGTGTTCTCACACTGCATTCCGTCTGGAGCCGATCTCTTGGGTCGGCTTGATCCAGTCCGTCTAAGCCGATTATAGAGATCAATTACTAGGAGATAACATGTTAGCCACGTATGAACGTAAAAAAGTAACTGAGTACACGTCGTTTAACTATGAATTTAAAGTGTTTTACAAAGGCGAATACGTTTGTGATCTATTAAAAATAGGATGTCACGAATGGGCGTTTTCGGCATTTCAGAGTTGCGACAAACTTGAAGGTCTTCAAATGTTTCTTTACAACAAGACTAGCTGGGAAACCTTTAAGAAAAAAGAAGAAGCAATCCAGCATTTAGAAAACGTACTCGCCGCGTACGAAGCTGGCGAACGTCCCGCTTAATCAACCCTCGAGCTATTAGGAATTTTCTAATAGCTCATTCAAAAGCCTCTTCCCTGCCAAATCCCTTGTTTCTGTTCACTGAACGGCAGCAGAAGAGGTTTCTGAATGAATTGACCATCAAAGGAGATGAAAATGGAAAGACTTGTAATTGATAAACGGGATTACTCAGACGTTGAGGACGCTCTGAAGTGTTCCGGGAAAGCTGAACAGATTGCCGAACTGATTAACGATTTTGAGTATGAGCTCAAAAATTGCCAGCTTGCGGACGAGTCTCTTCAAAAGAATCTTGACGAAATAAATAGTTTTTTCAGCGAGGAGTCCGAACGCCTTATGAACCTGGCTGAGGGAAAGTTCAGATAACGAACCGGGATAGGAGAAAGCGATGAGCATTAAAGAACAAGATGCACTGTGCCTCCTTTGTTGTGGGAGCCTCACTCTTCCGATGAGTAAAGAAGAAATGGAAGGACTACTGAAAGTTTTTATTGATGGCAAGTTGACCTGCATTGAATTTACTCAAAGGAACAACAATATGACAGCCATAGATAGAGCCAAAAGAATCCATGAGCTGTCATCCCAAGCTTTAGAAGCCAACAAGTTGCTTGAGCAATTACTTCACTATGATCAAAAGGCAGCAGGTTCAGCCGGCTTCAGCTCCGATTACTATGGCGAGCATGAATAATCTGAACAGCTCGCTCCAGATCGAAATCAATTTCTTCAAATTCTTTGATCATCTTTTCTTCTAATCGGCCTATACGGGTTAGAGCCTCGAAAAGGTCTTTTTCGGCCTGATCCTCTTTTGCATCACGGCCTCCCCCGATGTTGATTTTAGGGAGGCTGAGCGTGCCGTTTTGAACAAAAGCAATGATTAGCTTTTGAATGAATTCTTTATTCATCTTTTCCTCCATTGAGATAGTTGAAAGTTTGCAAATTAATTATCTCGCAGAGGTGACACCCCGGAAAGACGGGGACTTCTTCAGACCACCTTTCAGAGTCTCTCGGGCTTTTTCACAAACTTTGTTAGTTCCAATTTTTGTAGCTTAGGGGGACTCCGAAATGTGGTCTTTTTAATAGGAAACTTCAAATGATAAAGATTGAAAAGGAAGACTTTAAGAAAATCCTAGCGCTGGCTGACGGTAAAGAAAAAATGTTCAGCATTGAGCAACAAATCACTGAAGTGATAACGCTTTTAACTTCTACTCGAATTTACTCAAAAGACTGCACAGACGTTCAGGAGCTCAGGAGAATCATTTTTTATCTCAGAGCTACAAGAAACGAGCTCAACGCAGTGATCGAAAAAATAATCAGCCGCAACAAGTAATTCTGAATGTGGTCTTTTTTACATAGATAAATATTTAGAGCCCCTCTCACGGGGCTTTTTTCATGGAGAAAACATCATGAGAGGCATGAATGGAATCCAGTTAGCAGTTTTCACAGCAGGTTGGGTTTTGTTGTTAACGGTCATCGGACGAGTCCTGAAAGCCAAGACTGAAGACGGAGAAAGCGTCCTTCTGGTGGCTTTTGCCTGCGCCCTTTTCTTCGCCGTCCTCATTCTGCTGATGTTCATTCCTGAACTCATGGCGAATCCATAAAGAAAAACAGATTTTGCAGTTCTTTTTATTAACACCAACACACGCAAGGAAAAATCATGACAAAAGACAAACAACAATGGCTCGAGGGCCGGCGCCGGGGTATCGGCGGTTCTGACGTGGCAGCAGTACTTCAGCTGAGTCCGTGGAGAACTCCTTTAGACGTTTGGAACGACAAACTCGGACTTTCTCCGGAACACGAAATGACCTCTTCTCTTTACTGGGGAACGACATTAGAGCAAGTTGTCGCAAAAGAGTTCGCTCTTAGAACCGGCTTCAAACTGCAGAACGTCAACCACCAGTTTGTTGATCCGGAAAACGACTGGGCAATCGCCAACATCGACAGAGCGATCATCAATCCGGACATAGCTAAGAGAGTCCGTCCGCTTGAGATGACTGAGAAAGAAATCGCCAAATACGGCAATCGTCCCATCACGACAGACATTGCGTTTGAGGCCAAGACCGCTCATGCATTTACTGCAGATCTTTGGGGACCTTCGCAGGAACTTGAGATCAAGCAAAACAATCTCAGAACAGAGCACGAAATCCCACTTTATTATGAAACGCAAATCCAGTGGTACTGCGGCATCCTGCGGCTTCGAGGCATGTATCTGGCAGTTTTAATCGGCGGTTCCGATTTCAGAATGTACTGGATCGATGCTCGTCCGGATGTATTCCAGGTCATCAAAGAAAAATGCTCTGCATTCTGGAACAACTATGTTCTAACTAAAACGCCTCCGGAACCGATAAACATTGAGGACGTTCTAAAGCTCTACGGGAGATCTAATGGTAAAGCTATCGAAGCTCAAGGTGATCTGGCTATTAACTACGGCGAATATGCTCGCCTCAATGGCGAAATTAAAGAACTCAAGAAGCAACAAGACGCGGTTAAAGCCAAGATCGCCATCGACATGAAAGACAACGAAATTCTGACTTTGGACGGCAAGAAGGTTTTGACGTACAAGACCCAGACATCCAAGCGCTTCGACTCAGACTCTTTCAAACAGGAACACCTGAATGATTACTTTGACTATCTAAAAGAGAGCTCCACTCGCGTCATGCGCGTGTGCGCGTAATTACTACTGCCGAGGATTCTTCCAAAAATTCCCTCTTGAAACTTTAAAGGAATCAATTACCATGGACGAAATAGTAATAATTTTAGTCGCAGCCCTTTTCTTCTCAATTGGGTTTATCGCCGGTACTCTTCTTTCGAGATAACTGCCATGTCAGAACAACCTATAGTCCCTCCTACACAAGCCGAGATTGAAAGACAACGTAAGCGGTTTGAATCTGCCGAGAAAAAATTAAACAAACTTTATGACGCCTTGGACAAGTTTGAAAGAAAGTTCGAAAACATAGATGCTTTGTCTTCTTGGCTCGAATCTATGCTTGGTAACAAGACAAAAATCGAAGAATTGACCGTTTCTTTTTCGAAAGACGTGGCGGAAAGAAAATCGTCCATGGATGTAACACAAAATGAAGTCACACAAAAAGCCGAGGATCTTTTCACAAAGCTAGAAGAGGATGAAGGAAAATTTTACGATCAGCTAGATAATAAAACAGAAGATGCTTCGAAGCTTTTTGATGAAAAAATCAAAGCCATGGAGGATCGTTCAGATGAAAAGCTCGGCGAATTAGAAAATCTATTGGAAGAGGCTTCGAAATCAAAAGAGAAGATAGATTCAATTGAAAAATCTTCCAACTTGATAGGTCAAAAAATTTCCGATACGGAACTACGTATACAACGCACTCTGAAAGATGCAGAAAAGGCCCTTACCTCCGCAACCGCTGCCGGACTGGCTAAAGAGTTTGAAACCAGAAGGAAGGATTTATTAACAACGCAAAAATGGTGGGTTTTTGGCCTTATATCTTCTTTGGTCCTCGCTCTAGTCATAGCATTTTTCAGGCTTCATTCCATGCAGGAACTTCTGATTAAACCTGAAAAAGCGGCTGGATCTATTATTTTCTTGAACATCCTGATTTCTGTCCTTTCTATCGCTGCTCCAGTTTGGTTCGCTTGGGTTTCAACTAAACAAATAGGATACTGCTTCCGACTTAGTGAGGACTATGGGTTTAAGGCATCTATTGCCGCCGCATATGAGGGATTCAGAAAAGAGATAGAACAACTACCCCCAGAAGAAGGTTCTGATATGGAGGATGACCTCAGAATAAAACTCTTGGATAGCATCTTGAAGACTTTGGACGAAAGACCTCTCCGATACGTTGAACAAAAAGTACATGGAAGCCCCTTCCATGAGCTTTTACCCTTCCTTAAAAATAAAGAGCAAGCTCAAAGTAAAGAATAAACCTCTGCCCCCCTCCTTCGGAGGCTTTTCTATTCATGTTCCAAGCCCCTCCAGTGCGAGGGGCTTTTTCATAGGAATTAAATTATGTCCACATCTGACCAACTCGCCGCCGCTGTCGGCGCACCTTCTGCACCAGTCGCAAAACCAAAGACGAAAGCTCCCGCGATCGTTCAACAGGTCCTTTCCGACCAGTTTAAAAAGCAACTCGCCTTGGCCGTCCCAAAACATCTGAGCGCTGACCGGATGGCAAGAATTGCCGCGACCGAACTGCGTAAAACTCCAGCCCTTCTCAATACCACACCGGCCTCGTTCCTCGGAGCGGTCATGCAGTCAGCTCAGCTTGGACTTGAACCCGGGTCTGCTCTTGGGCAAGCATACCTTGTCCCCTACGGTAACCAGTGCCAGCTAATCTTGGGCTACCGCGGAATGATTGACTTGGCAAGAAGATCCGGACAAGTTTTGTCTCTGTCCGCATTCGCAGTCCACGAAGGTGACGACTTTAATTATCAACTCGGCCTCCATCCGGACATTCATCATGTACCAAGTGTTGAAGCCGACCGCATTAAAAAACCGATCACCTTTGTCTACGCAGTCGCTAACCTCAAGGGAGGCGGATACCAGTTCGAGGTCATGTCTCGCGCCGAGGTTGAGGCTGTTAAAGCCAAGGCCAAGAGTAAAAATATTTGGAACAACTATTTTGAGGCCATGGCCCTGAAGACCGTTATCCGCAGGTTGTTCAAATATTTGCCTGTTTCAATTGAGGCTCTGCAGGTGGCTAATGTTGACGCGAAACGAGAAGCCGGGGAAAAGATCGACCCGAACGACGTAATCGACATCAATGCCGTCAGCGTCGAGGATTTCAAAGACATCGAAGATGGCGAGGTCGTTGGAACATCTCAGGACGCTCCGGTGGAGACAATAAATAAGTAACCATAAGCCCTGCGAGAGCGGGGCTTCTCTTTTGGAGAAATAAATGTGGAAGATTAAAGACCTTGCCTTAAAAGACAAGATCAACCAGTTGGTGGTATCTGATGACAGAATTGCAACGTGTTGCAGAGAACAAATGAAAGATCCAACCGATTACATTTCGCTGGAATCTGAAGTTTTCAAACTTTCTATGAGAGTTGACAAGGACTATTTTGAAGAGTTTCCTGAGTACAACCCAGATGGATGGAACCCGTTCCCGGAGGTTAATCCTCCGGAGTGCGGAGAGTACCTGGTGACATTTAAAGACGAGGATGCAGATTACGTGCAGCAAAACTATTTCGACATGCTGGGAAGATGGGGAACCGCACATTCTGATGTGATTGCTTTTAGAGCCCTCCCCGCTCCCTACCAACCGGAGACCAATAAATGAAACTAGAACTTGAAAACATTGACGATCCTCGCACTCACACTTTTGAGGAGGACGACCAGATCCTTGTGCTTTTAAAAAACGCCGAAACTGGTGAGTTGTTTTAGAGAGTCTTGACGTACACAAGCGGAAGATTTTTAGAAGCTTGCTCGTTACCTGTTGAGTTTGATTTTGATGATGATTTCCCTGAACTAATGGGATGGGAAAAAATAGACATTTAACAGCCGCCTCCGGGCGGTTTTCTTTTGGAGCAAATAAATGAGCAAACCCTTTGAAACTACGTTTGCAACACTGCGCATAACCTGTTAGGTTACAGACTACGCAAAATAGGCAGGGTTTCTACCGATAAAAAACTAGTTTTGTGTAATATTCGCATCGGGCACTACAGTACGGTGCAACAAGAAAAGGCTTTCTCGGTTGAGCCGGATCAACCGAGCCAAATTCCCTCCAAGCCTGCACAAGCGGGCTTTATTTTTGCCATTAACTTACCGAAGGAAAAACTATGGATTCACTTTTATTGTCATGCATTGGCATCAGCATTCTTGCACTTGCAATCGCCAGTATGTTTAACACCTGGATGATTATCAAACTTTATGGCAGGGTTTACGGAAGGTAGAGGATATTCTAAATACTAAAAGTTAATAGTTACACCGCACTTCATGAAAATATGCCTTAGTTTTTTTACCTGAATAAGCTAAAATCCTCGCATAAGAGGAGGCTCAGATGGCAAAAGTTATTGGACTTTTTAATCATAAAGGCGGAGTCAGCAAAACGACAACAGCTTTTAATCTTGGGTGGTCCTTGGCAAATCTAAACAAAAAGGTATTGCTAGTTGACTTGGACTCACAATGCAATTTAACTGGATTAATTTTGGGTTATGCTGGACTGAGTGATGGCTTGGATTCGTTCTACAGTAGCAGAGATAATCTCACTCTAATGCCGATCGTGGACCGGATTATTGACGGGGAAACTCCTGAGGGGATATTAGACGCCGAGAAGGGAAGGCTACACCAAACACAGAACGAGAATCTATTTCTCTTACCGGGTAGCCTAAATATATCCAGTTTAGATTCTCAAATTAGCATTGCCTTAAAGATCGCTGCAGGCGTTCCTGCAACACGCAATCTTCCTGGAGCTTTACCGCAACTTGTAAAGAGTCTGGCCAGGGATCGTGGTTTTGATTATGTGATTTTAGACATGAGTCCTAATGTAGGGGGCTTAAACGAAGTTATGTTGATGTCTAGTGACTACTTCATCGTTCCTACTACACCGGACTTTTTCTGCTGGCAAGCTGTTAGCTCGCTGACTAAGTACATAGAGATATGGCACAGCGATCTGTCTGCCTTTAAAGCTGCTTCAGCAACACCTCGTGCAGTAGCTTCGTTATCTAATTGTCCTTTATTTTTAGGAACAATTCAGCAACGATACAGAATCCGTAAGAGGGAGCCTGCAAAATCCTTCGAAAAATGGATCACCGCTATTCGTGATTCGGTTGCTGCTAGCTTAGTTCCGTGCTTGACAAGACTTGGTTGCGTAAAAAATCGAGCCGACGTTCAGGTCGCCTTAGACGCATTAGGCTTGAATCTCCAGGCTTACGACCTTGCACACATCTCGGATTTTAATTCGTTAATTGCCATTAGCCAAAATCTTGGACGACCAGTTTTTGCTTTGACTGATGAGGACTTAAAAAATGCAAAGCAGTTTGGCTGGGCCCTCGAAACTATGAAAGAAAGTCGAACTGCTTTTAGCGATCAATTCAAAATATTAGGGGAGTTGATAATATCTTTGACTTCTTAAGAAACTACGTTCATTAAGTCGGCCTCCTACGGGAGGTTTTTCTTTTTCCTTTACAGATCGCCTTGAAAGCCGCTAAACTTTTTTCAGGAGGATGAGCCCCTCACCAGTTCAAACACCCAGTGAAAATGAAAAAACTCCTTTTGCTGCTACCCATAAGTTTCTTAACTTTAACTAGTTGTACCGTCATCGATGGTCAGACAGTTTGGTTAGATGAAATAAAAACCTATCGAGTCTTTCAAGTTTTGCCGGATGGTAATGCCTTGGCCTTTGAATGTGATTCAGAATACGACAAATACTGTTATGGAGATGTAGCTCTACTTGCTGAAAGGGAAAAACCTTTTTACGACGGAATTAAAGTAACTATTCCTAAACCAACAATTGAAGGAACCTACCGCTACGAGACAAGGGACAACTTTATTAAGACAGTTCCGATAGTGCGGTGACAGTTCGCATCTAAAGAACTCAATTACGGTTAGAAACTAACACCGTTCCGCCCCTCAAATTGAGGGGCTTTTTTATTGGGAATACAAAATGAATGAATTAACCACTCTGCCTCCACCGACATTAGAAATTATTGATGGTGTGCCCACCGTCCTGTCAACTGTCGTGGCGGATTATTTTGGATACCGCCATGACAACTTGCTCCAGATTATTAGAGGCCTGATAGCTCGAAATTCGGAGCTTTTATGTCTCCTATATTTTCAGGAGACAACCACAAGCCGTCCACATCCTAAAAATCCGGATGTCTTTATTGAGTCTCCAGCATTCAGAATGAATCAAACGGGATTCAATATTCTGGCGATGAAGTTGTCCGGAAAAAGAGCGGAAAGGTATCAAATCAGATTTGCTCAAGCCTTCGAAGCAGCGGTGAAGGCTTTACAGAACATCAACCTGTCGACGTATCAAAAGGCCCTTCGACTGGAGGCAAAGTTCGACGAACGAAAACGGCAGATTAGTTTCTGCGCCTCTTCTCTCGCCAAATGGAAAGATGAAAAGAAAGTGATGCTTTTAAAAATGGACGAATATCAAAAAGACGTACAGATGTCCCTTCCTTTCGATTCAATCCTAATCGAAGTGCCGCACTAAATGAACAAATCAAACCTCAGAGCATCCGTTTCCCGGGTGCTCTTTTTTTATGGATAAAGCTATGACAGAACCGATGGAATTTACAGAAGCCGTCTTCCAACAGGTGGTCGGGAAGTATCGAATCAGGGTTGAGTACAGAAACTACTGGAGCCCTCCTATGGCATGTTGGGCTCAGGCATTCAACTCCTATTTTTGCGAAGCCTCTGATGTCTACATGGATGAATGTTACGACTATCCCTGGCGTCCTTTTATTCACTCTACAGGCTACTCAGACGACGGGAAACCAATCCCCATCACAAGAGAAGAAGCCGCGAAAGCCATCACCAATGCGTACAAGGAATTGACCCTGACACCGGAAGAACGACAGGCAAGGCGCGAACGATCAGAAAAGATCAAACAGGAAGTTAAAGAACGGCTTAGAAAACAAGGTCTGATTAAATGAACTTACAAGAAAAGCTACAAGCTATTGCGAACCATTACGGCATGGATCTTCAGGCTATCAAACTGGCTGAAGAAGGCGCAGAACTGGCCGCCGCTACGTTGAAGAATGTCGGTTTCATGATTCAGCAAGAGAACGGTGAAGGCGGTGAATCCATCGCTCAAAAACGGACTGAGGCCATGGAAAAAACGGACGAAGAAATAGCTGACGTTCTCTTAGTGTCTCGGCAAATGGAGTATCTGTTGCTTGAGTCCCCGGAATATGACGAAAAAATCACTCGACTAATGAACGAGAAAGCCGACCGCCAGTTATTACGAATCAAGGAAGAAACAAAATGAACATTACTAGAATCAGCCTGAAGCACACAACCGAAAGCATTCAAATTCCCGCCTGGGCGAAGACAATCGTCATCCACGCAGACACCACGGCACCATACTCAGAGAAAAAACTACAGCAAATCTACGGGCTGTTTTTCAAAACATTGGGTATCACCGATGAGTCAAGAAAAAAGTACACGCTTCGTTTTCACGTGAGATTCGCTCGTCCTGACTGTGATTACTACGTTGAGTTTGCTGACATGATCATCAATGACCGCGTGAGGTTCTGATAATGCCCAGGAACAAGAAACCTCGGAAAAAATTCACGTGTCGAAGGATTGAGATTCCGCGCATTTCTGAAGAACGAATTGATGTGATTATCGACACGATGACGAATGTCGGATTCTCTGTTGAACTTAAATTGCCCTATGGCAGGTTTGATCGAGATGATATGAGAGCTCTGGCAGATTTCAGCAACCTGACAGGCGTGACATTTAGTGAACTGGGGGAGGATCGGTTGAGTGAGGAAGATCTTATTTCTTCTAATGAGCTGCAGTGTGCTCTCTCTGACAGTCTGACATCGTTATATCTCCGGACGTACAAGAACAAAGCTAAGTTCTACGTTCCGACCGGAGACGAGCTCAAAACAATTCAAGAGGCTGTCGCGTTTTTCATTCCGGTCATGGAAGAGATCGTCAAAGACAGCCCGAAACTCATTATCAAATTCTGGAACAAAACAAAGAACTTAATGACGCGCCCGGATGGTGCGTATAACGGAGTAAAGGTTTCAAGCTATGAGTAAGACAAGATTGATCCGTATCCCGGAGATCGCAGAGATCTCCGGACTTTCTGTATCCACAATAAAAAATTATGTTAACGGCGGGTATTACTCGAAAAGAGGCTTTGTACCCAAAGATGTTGGTTTTCCCAAGCCGGCAAAGATCATCAACAACATCCGCCTTTTCGAAGAAAGCAAGATCCGCCGTTTTTTCAATATCGCATAACTCACTTAGGAGAAATCAGACTAAAGCAATATTCAGCCCAGGCGCTCATCATTTCCCGGCGCCTGATAAACGATTTATTCCGCTCGTATGCGCCGTTGTATGCATCTTGAACTTTGTGGTGCAAACACAATTCGGCGGTACGAGCGTCAAATTTTTTATCATTTCCTAATCTATCGTCCTGCGCCCACGTTCTAAAAGTTGCACGAGCAATGCCATGCATGGTTGCTCTAACCTCATGTTCAAGAAGACGCCCCTGCTCCTCATCGAGCCACTTTGTAGGCAAATCAGCTACGACGTTTGAGAACATAGTATCTGTCATCAATCTTCCGTACCGATTAGGAAATATCAACTCTTGCCCTTCTTCCCGCCGAAGAGTTTTTAGAAACTCGATCACTTCGTCTGCCAGAGGAACAATCAACCCTCCGTTACTCTTCATTTTTAATTGGCTCGGCGGAATATCCCAAACTTTCTTATCCAGATCTATCTGGCTCCACTTCGCCTCCCTTGCGGTTTGCGAGCGTGTAGCTGTTAGGACTGCGAAAAAAGCACACCTCCTAGCGTTTGAGTCTTTAAAGTGTTCATGCAGCTCTTTCATAAAAAGAGGTAAATCCTGCACAGAAATTGCTCCTCTGTTAGTGGGTGCATAACGCTCGGTAGGTAATAAGTATTTAAGCGCGCCCGTCCTATCTGCAGGATTGTCGTGAGAATAAAGGCTTTTTGCCTTGGCCCAATCAAAAATCCTTTTCGTTAACTGGATTACTCTCTGCACGGTTTCCGGCTTATCCCAACAGCGAACAGCAATTCTAGCCACGTCCTCGCAAGTGATCTCTTTAAATTTCAAATCCCCAAGAACCGGAAGGACGTGATTTTTCATTCTTGACAAATAAACTCTATGGGCCTTATCTAATTCTTGCCAATTTCCGACCTCCAGATTCCATGCCTCATATTGCGAGGCGACATCAGAAAATGAAAGATTAATCTCTGGCGGAGTCTTGTCCTCTTTTTTCTTCTCGAGGTTGGCAATAAATTCGGAATCGGATAAAAGATTTAACCTTGCTGCCTCTTTTCTTGCTTGAATGAGCGAAACCTTTCTTAGACCGCCAATTCCTAGGTCATAGCGTTTTCCTTTTAAGTATCTACGGAAGACCCATGACGAATATTTACCGCGCTTTCTTAAAAACAAGCCGTCTGATTTTTGATCAAAATACAAACCATCCTCTTGAAGGGATTCCAGATAAGTCTGGGAAATTCGCTCAGGTAATTTTCGGCCTTTCATTTTTCCACCCGTTTTTCCACCCGTTTTTATTACTTAGTTTTTGTGGTTTTTAGTTTAATTTGTCGAGGTAGATTTTTCTACAGGCAAAATAAAAGCCCCGAATTTATTGATTTCTGAGGCTTTTTTAGTCCGATTTAGTTTGAGTTAGTTCGGTCTGTCTTTTATGAAAATGGTGGCCCCAACTGGACTTGAACCAGGAACCAGTGAGACACGAGAAAAAACTCTTCTATATCAATTCCGTAGTTAGCCGAACATAGATAAACATCTCCGAGTTCTAAAAGAACCTACATAGCACAACAAACTGTTAATCAGTCCGGCTCCAGATAAAGCAAAGGCCGGAAAATTCCGGCCCCTACTTCGTGTTTTTAAATC